ACCCAATCCGCCGCCGATAAGTGCGTTTCCAAGAGTCGAAGCCCCGGCTGCACCTGCGCCTAGTATTGAGCTGCCAAGTGCGGCGCCTACCCCTTGCAATCCGGGAACCAATGAAAGCGCCAATCCCGCAAACGGAGCGATTTTCTTAAATATATTTTTTATTTTCTTAAAGAAAAACTCAGGATAGCCCGTCTCTGGATTGATTTTATTAGCCTCATGACCAACAATAAACTCGTTAATGTCTGCACCAGCAGCTTGAAATATCGCCTGCATCACCTGCATCACCTGTGGATCGTCAAGAAACGCCCTAGGTATGACAAGCTCGCCTAGAGATAAGTGACCAAGCACTGTGTCGGTTGCTCTACCTGCATCTTCAGGATTCATCATATTCATTTGTTCGTTTTCCATTATTGTACCTCTATTAATCCTACGATTGTTATGGGTGAAGTGATTGCCGTCCAAGAAGCGGTGTAAATCCGTTTATCCGCCGAAGTAATTCCCGCTGTAGCCGCCGTGAATGAACTGCAAGTAAAAGACGCACTAGCAGCGGAAATATTAAGTGGGAAATTGTCACAATAAGTCGTTCCCGCTACAGCAGATGTGCTTGTGGTTGGTGTGATGACTATGCGGAAAAAAGCCAATTTTGTGCTTAATCGATAGTAAATACCAGATTTAGTCGCTGTACCAACTTCGGTTAATCCGACAAAATTTGGCGACCATGCTGTCCCCGTGTCTCCGCTCGCCAACCCGTCAAAAAACGATAGCCAGTTTAACGTGGGGAATTTATCCTCATCAATTAATTCTTCGGTTTGTGGGGGTAATTGAACTCTAGCCATTATGCCCCCGCATTGTTTAGATATGACCCAGTAATCGCAATCTTTACGGGGTCAGTGACGGAAAGCTCAAAAGTGCATTGTTGCTGTATTCCAAGCCTACGGAATTTGATTTGCTGGTTAAATTGTCCTGCGGCACCGATAGAGGTAGTGTAGTAATTAGACCACGTTCTAGCGCCATCTTTGCTAATTCTAAGGGAAAGCGTTGGATTAGAGCCTTGACCGGATTGTAAACCAACACCCGCTTCTATGCCAATCTGAAGATTTTTGTACCTAACGTCTTTTTGCTCATCGATCAAGTGAGTGTAAACCCTACGGCGGGAAATGGGGTTTCCGTTATCACTAAACACATCTAATGACATGCTGTAAATTTTCCCGTCCACTCTTGAGCCAACAAGATGACGATTGAAAGCATACATACAACACGAGCCTAAATGTTGTTCGTCTACGCCCTGTTCATTGATATAAGAGCGCTCATGCCACAATTGAGTGGTTAAATCGTAAACCAGTGATGTTTGAAGATTGCCACCCGTAATCACATAAAACGCGTGACCCTCTTGTTGGTAAGACCACGCCCTTAATAATTCAGGCTGCGTTTCAGCTTGTAGTATTTTTTCAATTGCCTCTGTAGAAATTCTTTTTGGGGTAAAGCCCTGTGCTTGGTAAACAATACCAGAACCCTCTTGAGTATTCCCCACCCAGTAAACAGAGGTATCCATGTTAATTACAGTGTTAGGCGCAATGGTTCCTATGGGTGTTGAACCAGAAATCCTTGCAAACGGAAAAGTTGAGTCGCCGGTGTTGCGCCATATTTCTATGGTGTTGCTTCCGAATAATCCCAACTGACCAACAAAATTAGTCGCTATTGCAAGATTATCCGGGGAGGATTCTGCCGAGGCAAAATCCAAAGCCGACCAGCTTAAACCATTATACAAAGCAGAAATGTAGAATTGGCCACTATTGTTTTTGGTTATGACAAAATATCCATTAACAAAGCTAATATTAGCAGCAGAGGGTAAGTCGGTATCGGTGACTATCTCAAACACGTTTGTCAAATAAGTGAAAATATAAACCTTGTCACCATCACAAATAGCCAATTGGAAACCGTTATCCGCCATTGTGACAATGCCACTAGAGCCGAGCAATGTCCCTCTGCTTACGGTTGTTCCATCGGAGTTAATTTCATATAAATCTGTTCCCGATACTGCAAAAGCCCTACCATTTGAAGCCGCCAAACAACCGCGCACCGTTCCTATTCCCGCCGTTGCAAACAAAGACAATCCGGGCGTTCCTAGTAAAGAAGCCACCTCTGCGCCCTGTGGATCGGAAATAGCGTACATATTCACCATGCGCTGAGCGTCGAATGGAAGTGAACGTTGCTGATATGAGGAGCCGACCAAACCAATCTTCAATCAATACCTCCACCCGCTCCAAATGTTTCGAACAGCCATTACTTGCGGATAGGCATCCATTGGCCTTGCGCGGATAGTCGATAAACGAATCATAGCTAGTGAATCGTTAGCTATTTTGAAAATAGATTGATCGGGTTGTTGTCCGTACTCAGACGCAAGCTCTGCAGCGAGATTGTAAATCAACGCTCTTTCCCAGCCCGGAGGCAATGACAGTGCAGTGTCAAGGGTAGTGAGATTTATTAAGGGTTTTTCCGTAAGTAAAAATATAGGGTAAACCGCGCTAGGCACTGGATATACCCTTAGGTTATCCGTTGGATTTGCGTTGTCGTAGTTCAAAAACTGCGGAATTCCCGTCAAACTCTTAAAGGTAATTGAGTTATATGCCTCATCACCAACAATCGTTAAAGGGGTATCAACGCTACCATTTCGAATATATCCGCTTATAATATTTGTAGGACGGCTCGTATTAAATGTCTGCCCCGTTCCCATCGTGTAGGTCGATACACCACCCGATAGGTTAAAGGTTTCCCATGCACGGCTAGTAATGACGGCTGAATCATTAGACCATGACTCTAAAAGCTGGTTTAATGAATCCAGACCGTCATTAGCTTCGTCGGCGCTTGGTTCTTCGTTTTTTACCAAAGCACCAATCTTTTGCAGAGATTTTTTAATTATCTGCCGAGCCGTTGTCATTAATCCCGTCCATCTACAAGCGCACAAGAAATAATAGCGGTACCGCTTATTAACAGCGCAGCAACGTGCGTATCGGTTAGGGGATTACGCTCAAATTGCATTGACCCCATAGGAGGAATTGCAATATTAGCACTTGTTGCCGTAACACCGGCACCGCCAGCATTTACATAAACTCCGCTAGTTGCTGAGTTGTTAGTAACGAGGACATACTTATTGGCCGAACCAATAGGAAGAAGCTCCCCGTTTGCGGTCGTTGTGGAAGCTGAAATTGGAACCGATGGTGCCTTAATATTCACTGCCATATAATCCCCTACTAATATCCCAAAGTTCCCGTTGGAATCGTGGTTGCGCCGATTGGTATAAACGTCATCGAAGACCCAACCAAAGCACTTGTTGGTGTTGCGTCAGATGCGTTTTGTGCAATCTGCAATTGAAGCGTGCCGGGCAATGCGACCACGATGGTTCCGGTTATACGAACACCCACATATGCCGTTGTTGCCGCAACAATTGAAGCCGCATCAGTAGAAGTTGTAAAGGTTGTGTTTGCAATTGCTGCTGCGGCGAGACCGCTAACCGATAGCGCCGTTGAGGTAATCATTGAAGCCGTACCCCATTTAAGAGCGGCCTTAACACCACCACTGGCACCAGCCGAAGTAATAAGGTTAATGTCGACTTCGTAGGTACCGGGAAGCAATACACCCGTGACCATACCCGGTACGTTAACCAGTGTCGTACTTGAGGTTACATCAACCTGAGCGGAGCAGCGAGACACGTCGCGGAAGTTATCATTTGCAATTTTGCGGCTTGCATTCGTAAATGCACCCTCATCTATAATTCTATTAACAGGCATAATTTTATCCTTTTAAGAAGGGGTGGGATTTTAGCCCCACCCCATGTTTAACTAGTTAGTGATACGGCAAGCCCATTGTGGACGTGTCGCGGCAAAACCACCCAAGAAGTCAATGCGGGTAATCATTGCACGGGTGCGAACGTCAAAGGCACGAATCACCGCTACACTTACGCCTTCGTAGCTTTCCTGAGCCGCCATCTCAACCGCTTCTGGCATTACAAGAGGAACACTCACCATGCGGAAAGCGTTTCTGTGGTACGCAAGGTTTTGCGGATAAGTGGTCGATGCAGTGTTACCTACGCCAGCACCAAGAGTCACAACAGCAGAGCTTTGCGGGAAAGCTGTAATGTTTTGCAGCGAACCAGTCGTGTACATTGCTGGGCTGATTGCAACTGCTGTATAAGAGCCACCAGCAGCAGTTGCCAAAGCCGTTACAACAAACTGTTGCAAGTAACCAAGGTCAACTTTGGTCTGGGGATGTACAGCATTAACGCCAGCAACAGTAAAGGTTTGGCCTGCGGTAATGGTCTGAGTACCCGTGCCGGTGATAGCAAGAGTTGCTTGGCCTTGGGTCGTTACTGTAGTCGTAACGGTGTGAGCACCAGTAGCCGTACCGCTCGTTAAGCGAGGCAGGAGGTTGTTCGACATGTACTCGAAACCATCAGCCATGCCCATCGAGCCTTTTTTGTACTGTTTAGATACAAGGTTAGGATCGTTCACAAAGCCTTTGCGAGAATCGACAGCCGAAGCTTCCGAACCTGGATTGAGCAATACATAACGATCACCACGAGGCGACAGGAACTCGCTCATTTTCTGGCCAGCAGAAAGAATGGTCGAGGTGTTGAACGTGGTAGCACCAGCGGTTCCTACAATGTTGTAGGTTGCTTTAACTGCGCGGTCTAGGCAGATGTTTTCTACGCCCTGTGCAATACCTTCAACCGAAGGTTTAATCACGCGGGTATAGAGGCTTTCTAGGCCGATCTGATAAGCCAATTCACGAGAATCAACGTCTACGCCAACGGTCTGGATAATGTCCAAAGCCAAAGGAACGCGGGTTTCGTTGATAGCTTGAATTGCCGAGGTGATGTCCATGTTGGTGCCGGGAGTATAAAGTGCAGGCACGTTGATCTGGATGGTGTCACCGGCTTTGTAGCCGTTTTTGCCGTCATAATCGCTCTTATCTGCTTTATCAATGGTGCGGCAGAATTGGAGATTATCGACAAGCGTACCAGCGGCGAGTTTTGCAATCACGCCGACTGATTTCATTACTGAGGGAGCATTAGTACCTAAAGCCATAAATTAATCCTTATTTGTTAAATCGTTTCATGAGCTCCTCTACTGACATTGAATCTAAATCCTTAGTTGCACGACCTGTGCCTTTAAGGGATTCTATCGGTGGAGGCGCACTGGTTGCCTTCTTTACTGGTGAAAGATATGCTTTGCCCCGCTCCTCTGCCCTTCCTATCTCCATTGCAATTCTGCTTGGGGATAAGTCCTCTAAGTCTTCAAGTCTTCCCTCTTTCATAAGCGCATAAAGTGCTAGGGGCGCATTATCAGC